AAGGTGGCCTTTTTTCACAGAACAGAGAAACCCATTTAAGGGTTTCCCATGATTATCCTACTGGTGGAGCTTCGTCTGTATGCTCTAAATCATCTATACCAAAATTGTCTATCTTATATTCCATAATAAGAGTTTCACATATTTTATCGTAGATTTCTTCTCTTAAAGCATCATTGTTTTCTAGCTTATCATTCCAATCTTTTGACTGAAACTTAATAGCTTCTCCATTTTCAGATGTGTAAGTATACCATGCGCCGCTTTGAGAAACTAATTTATAGTCTTTCAAAACTCGCAACCAACCACCAAAGTCATCAATTCCACTATCAAAGTAAATATCAAACTCAGCAGTTCTTAAAGGTGGGCCCATTCTGTTTTTTACTACTTGTGCTTTGGTCTTGATACCAACTACTTGGTCTTGACCATTCACTTTAGCCTTAATTTGTCCGGCCGCCTTTAATCTTAGTCTACAACTAGCATGAAAAGCAATAGCTTTACCACCACTTGTAGTCCAAGGATCACCAAACATTACTCCTAATTTTTGTCTTAGTTGATTTGTAAATACGAGTGCTACTCGTTGTCTACCTATCATTTGAGTAATTTTACGCATGGCCTTAGAAAGTACTATAGCCTTACTAGTAGACCAGCCGTCTTTACCATAGTCTGCTGTTTGCTCAACTTTAGTTGTTGCGGCTGCAACTGAATCTACTACTATACTAACTAACCTATTCTTCTCGCTTTCTCTAACTTTAGTTATGATATTATCTATAACCTCAAATATATCTTCAACCGTTTCAAGTTGAATATACAACATTTTTTGTAGGTCTATTCCTATTGTTCTTAAAAACTCCTCATTCATGGCGTTTTCAGTATCAATATAAACTGCAAGACCTCCTTGTTTTTGTGTATTAGCTAAAATTTGAGCAGAGACAAGAGACTTACCTGATGCCTCTAGACCAGTTACTTCGGTAATTCTACCAACTGGTATACCTCCATTCTTGCGATTAGAAATGGCCATGTCTAGCATAGAAGACCCTGTACTTATCCATTCAGTAAGATCAGTTGGTGTATCTTCTGCACCATCGAGAAAGTACGCGACTTTATAGTCTTTGAACTTTTTGTTTAGAGAATCTGCTAAGATTCCTGCTAAACTATCTCTATCTTCTCTTTTACTTGCCATATCTTAATTAAATAAATCGTCAAAAGCTTTGCTAATATCATCAGTTGTTGATGCTTTTTGTGCAGTAGCTTCTTCTTTTTTAGGTGATTCTGTATTAGTGTTAGAATTGTTAGTTTCCCATGGAAGATCGTTTGGACCATCATCTGTTCCTTCACCTTCAGGGTTTAACCAAGATTCTAATGCTTGTTTCAAATCATCATAACTTTGCTTTTTAAAGATGCTAAAGATTTCAGACTGACCATTCATAATAGTATCAGCTAAACCTTTATCTTCAGTTGCTGGTGTTTGATTCGGTTTTACACGAATTGCAGTTTTTGGATATGTACCTGCACCTTCAGAAGGCGTAAATTCTACTACAATATCTCTACCTGCGCTTAGATCTGTAATGTCACCATAATCTGGATCAGCGATAAAACCTAATAGTTCTGTATAAACTTGTTTACCAAAACCCCAAAATTTAACACCATCTCCTTCTTCTCCTCTTACAACAACTGGTACATAAACTCTCATTTTTGGTTCAAGCTTTTTTGATAATTTCCAGTCATCTGAGTTACCTGTAGATTTTAGTTTGTCTGCAAATTCTACTACTGGGTCAGACTCACCATAAGTTACGGGTGATAAATAATTTCTTTTGCCTAAATCATAGTGAAAGAATAATTCCAAGAATGGATTATCTTTGTCATGCTGATAAGGTACGATTCTAACCTGATTAGAACCTGGTTTAGGTTTCCAAAGGTTATCTGTTCTCTTTGTTTGAGATTGTAAGTTGTTTAACTTACGACGGATTGCATCTAAATCAATTGCCATTTTAATTCTCCTTTTAATTGTTAATAGTTAGTTAATATAATAAAAAAAATTCATACTATAAAACTTCTGTTAAAGTTTTTTCATAGTATTTTTTAACAGCTAGTTCTTTTGCCTTTGCTTCAACAACGACATCAATATCTAGACCGTAATCTTTAATCTCTTCAGTAATATAATCTGAATGAGCTTGTTCTTTAATTTTACTAAATTCTTTGTAGTATGCTGCAAGAGTTGGAAAGTCGTGCATCTGATCCATAGTTATATTATTTTTCTTACATATACTTTCAATAATTAGCTTTTGCTCTGCTCTTCTAGATTCAGAATAGTGAGTACATGGTTTTACGCCTTTTGGCCAAGTTGAAACAGCCAGTTTTAAGGCTTCTTCTTCAGTCATATTGCCTGTGCAAAACTTATGATGATAGTAATCAAACACAATAGGTATACCAACTACTTTGTATACGCCTTCATATAAGTCTTTTACTGAATACATGTTTGCCTTATCGTCATTTTCGACTGTAAGACGGGCTTGTGCAGATGGTTGTAGGCGCAAGAAGTTTTTACAAAATCTTTCAAGAGCAGATTTTTTATCGCCATAAGCGCCACCGACGTGAATGTTAATTTTTGCCATACGAGACTTTGGTAATCCCATCAGATCCATAATCTGTGCAGACTTATTAAGTTCATTCATAGCATTTAGTACTACTTCTTCGTTTGGTGATGCTAGTACACAAAACTGACCTGGGTGAAATGATAGACGTTGACCATTATCCATTGCCAATTTACCAATGCCACGTAGCAAATTAGATATTTTATCAAAATCTGGTAAATCTGTCAATTCATATTCAGACATCCAAGGCATCATATCACTAGACATGCGATAGACCTTGATATTGTTTTGATTATTCCAACTTACAATTTTTGTTAGATTTCTTAAGTTTTCTAAAATTAGTTCTGAACAGTAAGAGATGCCTTTTGCATCGAATGTTCTGCGTATCATGCTTCTGTTGCAAGATACACCTTGTGCTGATAATTCCATGTTAATACATGCGTAACCTAGTTGTTTTGCCATATTCTATAATATAATAAATTTATTTGACATATAAAAATTATTTCCAAAAAATTTGAATTGAAACCAATGTTATTGCTAAAACAAGCGATATTGCAGTTTTTGTGCTTATACCTTCTCCCATGAAAAACCACGTCAGTAGCACAAACGATATCATGCCTGTACCAAAACCTATAAATCTACCTGGCCATAGTAGACCATCAAAATAATTTACAACATATTTTGTTGCAAAAATAAACAGGTACGAAATTATAGTTCCAAATACGATTGATAAAATTAGTGGGTTTTTGTCGAACCATTTCCAAAGAAATTGTCCGTTTGTTTGAATCCAGATCAGTGACTGGCCGAGAGTAAATAATAGGATAGCTATTACTAATTGATTCATTTTTTAATTTTTAGTCGTTACTTGTTAATGTTTATTTAGTATAAATATAATAAAAATATTTCAAATAAAAAAATCTGGAGTGAATTATTTCACTATTTTTTTGAAAGTTTTTTTAGTTCTTTTCTTATCAAATCCATCAAAAGACCCTTTAATTCTTCTTCGTCTTTATCTCTTCTCTTTAGATGGGCATCTGGATCGTATGGTGGATTGTTTGGAGCAGTATGCTTTTTGCCTACTGGTGTAGTGTATCGTAGGCCTAAAGTCTCATCAGTTGTTCCTTCGTTTGCAAATCTAAATGCACGAAGTTGAAATTCTATAATTCCAACTGCTCTCTTTCTATTCTGTTTTCCGATAACCTTTGCCATCGCTAATTTATCAAATATGAGTTCTGCTGCTTTTTTTGGATTCATCGCTTTACTTTTATGTATATTATTTCTTGTACCTCTGTATCTATTCTACGAAGGCCAGAATCGTTGGTTAATAAAATACTGTCTCTATAACTTTCCCATTCTAGTTGGAATGAAGTATCTAATACCCCATTATTGCATATTTTTATACACTCGTTAAGAGCGTTTATTGTATACAGTGTATTTGTCTGTTTCTTTCTGTGTAGTGATATGGTATCTGGTAATATCTTAACATCTCCGTTTGCATCAATATTATACGTACACATCAGTTCTCTAACGTCATCTGCATTTTTTAGGACAAAAAT